GAATTAAACCCGTAATTCGTGTTTCGTTTTTCAACAGGGTACCACAATTCGGCGCATTCCTTATAACTGAATATTGATCGGGCAACTTTTCTGTTTAACGAATTACTTTTTACGTCATAAAGTATCCGATTCAACGCCTTTATGATTGTTTCCTGATTATCGTTATCAGGTGTGGCATTGTAAGCAACAGGATTTCCAAACAGAAACGACACGGCACGTTTTATAATAAGTTTTTGAAGAGCCAATTTGATACGTGCGACCTTTTCTATTTTGTAGTTTACCGATTCACCGTTTGTATCCACTACCTTGCGCACATTGTTATCTTCTGCATCGACCTTAACCCGTTTATCCGGTCGTAAAATTCTGTCGTTTACGTTGTGCAGCTCAGGGTCAAGAGCTTTATTTGCAGCCTCAACATCAGGTTGAGGAATGTAGCGCCTTGACTTCAATTCTGAAATCACGTCATTTGATGTTGACTGCTTGAAAATTTCTTCTATCGTCATATTTTGTTGTATTATAGTGATACATATTAGTAGCCAAAAAGATCGGCAACGTTTTGATTCTTTCTATTTTTCCCGAGTACGGTTTCAAGTATTACGTATCGGATCGCATCTATCGCATGATTGAAAGCATCAATCGGTTCGTTTAGCCATTTCCCGTTGCTGTCTTGCTCGTAAGTGTAATTTTTGAATTCTTTGATCACGTTTGCGGATTGTTTTGTTACGCATATCTTATACTCAAGCATTTTCGTTATACCTTCCTTTATTGAGCCATTGCTTTTCTTTACAGGTTTGATATTTATACCTGCATTACGTATTTCTTGAATCAAACGTGGATCGGCACTTTCGGCAATAACTTTTTTTGGATAATACGGCTTAAGTTCTTTAATTATATCGGACGTAAGCATATATGTTCTATAACATATTTCGTCAATATATAGACACTCACCATATATTCCCGTATCGACAATAGCCGTCGGGTCGCAACTATAACCGAAGTCAATCCCGATATGGTTCATTTTAACATGATCCGGAATTTCGTCAATGATTTCGATATTCGTGAAAATCAAACCTTCAATCTGTGCCTGTAACCCAAGCCCGTAAATCTTCCAAAGGCTTTCGTTTTTGTGTTGCAGGCTCTCTATTTCTCTGATAATCGTCTGCTCAAGAAACGGATTGTCTTTATAAGTTGAAATAAAATGGAATGTATTTTTATCCTTGTTCACATCGCAAATCCAGTGATCGTCTGAAAACGAAGGATTATAATCGAGTAACGTAAATCTTGTAGTCCTCATTTTCAATTGCTGCCACTCTATATATTTCAATTCATTCGCTTCATTTACAAACAAAATATCTCTTTTCCTTCCTCTTAATTTCTGTTCGCTGTCAGTAGAAAAAAACTCAACCCATGAACCATTCGGGAACATATATGTCAATTCCGTTTTGTTCAACGCCTTTTCGTCAAATATTCTCATTTTGTTGAGTATTTCCTTAAAATCAATGAAAACCGACCCTTTCAACGCAGGAAGTGTTGCCCTGACAATCGACAAGCGTGTTCCTGAATTGTTTAAACAATAGATGATAAGCCATATAAGAATGGAAAATGTTTTTGAGCTACGGCTACTTCCTTGTGCCGAAATGGTTGTGTAGCCACTCTTTACAGCTTCGTCTATAATCCTATATATTTTAGTCGTCTGAATTGTCATTCCTTACATCTTCCGTTTTATCTATTATCTCGATTTTAATATCCGGGAATAAGTCCTTCCCGTCTTTACCTGTCAGTTCAGTTCGCAAAGGAGCATCAAATCCAAGCATGCTATTAATTGCATCAAGGCTTCGTTGTTTGTCGAATAATTTAACCTTGATTTCTGTACCATATTTTGTTTCTCGTGTAGTAACTTCCTGAATAATTGCTTTTTGTTCTTGTGTAAGATTTTCAAATTCCTTTAAAGACATCCAACCATCTCGTAATTGCCCCGCATCGGCAAAAGCAATTTTTTCATGTTCTTTCAAAACACGCAATGCAGATATGCCTGATGTTTCTGCAAGGTTTTCCTTTAAGTAATTGATTCTATTTTGAATGTTTACTTTTGTTAATAATTGACTTCCTTTTGATCTTGCAGATTTTTCTGAATAACCTGCTTTTATAGCCGCTTTGCTTGCGTTTAGATGCAATACGTATTCGTAGCAAAACCGCTCTTCTCTGTCGGTAAGCTTAAAATCATCTTTTTTATCTTTGATTTCCATAGTTAAATTGTGAATTAATTTGCATTTCAGCCTTTTCTTTACTGATAATAGAACGGATAAGATCTATTTGATGCACGCACATTGAGTTTAGCCTATCCAACCAATCAACCAAAAACATTTCATCATTTGCTATACAATCGACCAAAGCATTTTGTGCTTTTGACGATAAATAACTCTCCTTTGCTATTTTAATAATTGTGTCACTTATTTCGCATGATTTTTTAGACCTGACAAGTTGTTTTGCAATAGCAAGCAAATATCCTGTGCGTGCATGATATACTGCAATTTCTTTTCCACGCTCGATTGCACTATCAATATCATTCGGAATCAGCGTTTCCAATTCCGCCTGCATATCAGCGCATTCTTTTTTTATTTCGTCAAACGTCATTGTTGCTCATCTTTATCATTTACCAAATCAAATGCACAAGCAAGGCAAAAGGATACGCCGAAAGCGCACCTAAACATGTAAATACAAAGTCCCACCATTCAGGTGTACTGTTTCCTTTTTTATCCAGCCATTCTTTGATTGCTCCGGCAATACAACCGACCAAAACCCCAAGTAATGGCAAGAAAACGCCGACCAACAACGAAATGGCAATCCCAAGAATAAAATGCTTGCGTTTGTCGGGTTGCTGCAATCCATTTCTAGCACTTTTTAATGCGCAAGTGACACTTTCTTTTACTTGATACAAAAAATCCTTAAATCGAACCTTTATTGAAGCCTTTTCAAAGATATTTTCACCAGAAATAAATACAGGTGGTTGAGTTGTACCGGATAATACGCCCAACCACACTTTCCCGGTAAGCAATATTTTAAAGCGTTCAACAAATGTCGGCTTCCAGCACGATATACATTGTTTTCCATCGTTCCAAACCGGAAGCGGCAAACATTCTTTGTCGGTCATTTCGGACGGTCTTTGTAATACCATTGTGGATTGAGGAAAGTTTATTGGTTTCATAAATTTGAATTTTTCAATTATATTACAAAAATAAAACGTGTATTACAATAACACACGTTTAAATGGAAAACTTATTCTTTTTTTATCTACAATTATGCTGTACAAAAAATTACACTTTAATTCTTATCGGAAATCCTGCATGATTCCATGCCAGTAATGCGGCATCGCGCATTTCCTGATTCGTTTTGCCCATTAGTCCCGTAAAGCAGGCTAATTCTTTGTGTGTAATTTTCCCGCCGGGACCTTTCCAACACTTTTTCAATGGTCTTTGTTCGATAACTTCTATTCCATAGTGCCTACACATTTCAACAATTTTCCTTCCGACCTCGTGGTTCCTGCCTGCCGAATTACCTTTTGCTGCAGCCGTTCTGTAATTATCGGCTTTTCCTTTATGCCAATTATGCGAAATTAACCAGCTTGCCTCAACAATAACAATTAAAGACTCGTTTGTTTCTTCGCTTATTCCTTTTGCATGTTGCAGGTATTCAAGCAATAATGGAAATTCAAGGCTTGACACTTCCAATTGCCGTGTGGATGGTTTTAGATATGCCACGCCCGATTTTTCAACGTCCGGATCAATAGCAATAATGTTGTCATATTTCATCTTGTAACTATTTACTAATTGGATACCATAACCCACAAGCAGGATTGGTCACTTTGATTGTTTTATAACCAGAATTGCTTTTTTACTTTGCTGCAAGCTACAACATTGCACAACTTTTTGTGAATATTGATTTAACTCCCAACGTTCACGGTATCTGCAATCCCTACATGTATGACCATCTGTCCTGTGCATTTCTTCGATAAAACCATTTTGGTGGGTATCAAAAAGTATTTTCATAATTCTATTTTTTTGTTGTTAAAAAGTTGCTCTTGATTTATTGATAGATTATTTTTCTTCATACCAGGCCATCCACTTTGAACCTTGCTTTTTATACTCTATTGCTTCCTGTACGGTTAATAGATGATATTGCCTTTCACCTTCGTCAACGGGGAGCATTACTGGTATTATAAGTGCAGTTACTACTCCTGTATCTGATTCTATGACCATAACTATTGAGTTGCTAATTCTAATTCTCGGCGTTTCCTTTTTAATGTCGAATAATCTGAATGCAGAAAGCAAATAGTATGGAAGGAATGTCAGGTGGCAATCTTTATGCTCATAATAGACGGTAGGTCGCCCTATATCTATTACTACCTTCATTCCGTTTAGCCTTGTTCTCCCGATATTTCTGGTTGCGGCCTTAATAGCTTTTACGTCATCATCCGATAAATAGAAGTCATCGTCTCTTCTTTTAGGAATAGGCAGTTCGTAGTCTATATTGTTCACCTCTTCTCCGCCTCTTTTGGTAAACGCTCTTCCTTCTCTTTCGGGAGGGTATCCGGCTTTCACTTTTGCCAAAACGCGATTATTACTTGCGTATAAGAAACCGTCCTTGTGTTTCACGCAGGCGAACCTTAGATCGTCTTTATATTTTCCGACAAAGCTCCTATAGAGCAGATCGTATATCTTTGCTGTTTCTGTTTCCATTGTTTTTTATTTTATAATTTCGTTAAACTTCTCTACTAACCGCCTGAATTCAGGGTTATATTTCACTTCATCATCATATTTATTTAATACATACAATACAGTTGTCCTGTCTCGCTGTATAAGCTCCGAAATGTCTTCTATTTTCATTCCGTTCTCGTTACATTTATGCGCGAACAACATTCGCGCATAGAAACAATTTCTTTTCCTGCTTTCAGATGTATACTCGCTAAATTTCAACCCTGAAATTTCATGTATCACATCTTTTATTTTTGTTACTAAATTAAATTTAGTAACCACATCTGATTCAAAAAAAATCTTTTTGCCCATTCGCTTTGCAATATCGTATTCGATGCTTGACCCCAATGATTCCATCCAATTGTCAAGCATGTATATTGCTTCACAAGAAAACAATTCTGCTATATCTTTTATCATGTGTTGTTCCCATGTATCATTTAGGGT